GTTCCAGTCCGTTCTGTTTGCCATTGCTCTTGCCTTTGCGATTCCGTATGCTACCATTGTGTTTTTCCTCCGTTTTTTTGGTTGTTTTCCCTTTCGGTGATTACATATTACCGCATAGTGTGTGTAATTGCAAGCGGCTAAACTGCCAGAATATACAGCTTGAAAACCGCCCCTGTATTGTGTAGATTATGACAGCAAAAAAGCAGCCGCCACGTTTGCGTTTGTGGCGTTGCTTTTCAAATCGGAAAGGTATTCGGAATCGGTTTTACTTGCCGTCACAGGCGAACGTGCGGGCTGTCAGTCCCTGATTACAATTGGCATCATACCGTTTGGCGTAGGAATGAAAAGTTCAATGCTCCAAAATCGCTGTTTGTACTTTTCCATAAGTTCAGGAGAAAGATCTGTAAAATCTTCTGCTCCAAGACCTGCGATGAAAAATGTGCCTTTGATGATGTCGCCTGTTTCAGGAAGCATTCTGTTCCGCTCCGTATCGGATTTCAGTTTTGATTCATCATCACAAACAAGGGCAATTTCATCTTCAAAAGGGTATATCGCTTGCAGATACCCGCCGACCGTTTTCTGCATGGATTCCAGATTGCCGTCAATTTCAGCTTCTCTTGGATGTTTTCTCGGTTCAACGATAAGTACTTTCATATGGTTTTCCTTTCTGAGCCGTATGCGGGGCAGTTTGTTCTGCCCCTTGGCTCTTTGGTTTTTAGTTCAGTCTGATGCGAATTGCAGGGTATTCCTTTGCATTGCCCCAGATGTCCGGTCTGGTTATCGTGCAAAGTCCATCAATGCTACATCCCTGTGTGGCAAGTTTGTGCAGATTCTCAAGGAGTGCCGTGCTTGTTTCTGTAACCGCTATAGTTTCAACTCCCGCCTCTCGCATTGTCTTAACAAAGTCGCTCATGTCTGTTGTCCAAGGGAGCTCATTGCATTCAAATTCGCTGCTGTTGTGGTTGAGATTGAATTCGTAAGCCCAGTAGGCTTCAAGTGTTCCCCGGCTCAGCTTGGTTGCATCGTTCTCAGAATTTATTCTGAGGTTTTCAAAGTAGTTTTTAATCTGTTCGTTCATGGTATTTTCCTCCAAATTTCGTGGTTTTCGGTCGGTTTTCCGTTCCGTTGTGTTGTATATTACCGCATTTCAGGAATATAGTCAACGGTATCTGCGATAATAAATGTAACAAACATAACGCTGAAATCAGAGGAGATTATTGTGTAGAATATGACAGCAACACAAAGCCGCCCTGTCGGCTCGTGTGGGGCTTCATTGCAATGGGGAAAAACTACAGAGGAATCCCTGAATTGCCACACAGCCAAACGTGGCGGCTTGTGTTTGATTATTCTGCTGTGTTACGGTGAATAATGCTGATGATTTTTTCTTGTTCTTCCTTGGAAATCCCCATGCTTTCCAAAGCCTCTCTGATTCCGCAATCAGGGCAGATCAGCGTTTTGTTGTCGGTTCTGGAAAGTGCAGGAACTTCAGTATAAACACACCCGCATTTCGGGCAGGTTCTTTCAGTCGGGGTTTCATTTTTCATTGTTGGCAACTCCTTTCAGACTTTTTTCATAGGCTTCATCAAGGTACTTGAAATCAAATCCGAAAATGGTGTACCCAAATTTGCAGGTGCTGACATATGCAGAAGTTGGAATCCCAAGCCTGCGTTCCTCGTGCATGATGTACACAAAAGCGTCAATCATTTTCCCAGTTTCGGAAAGCCTGATTTTCATATTTTTCTTGTAGTAGAAATTAGGATAGCCCTCGTAAATATCAAGGCTGTGTTCATCGGCGGCAGTCACTTCCCAGACAGCAACCGGAACAAGCGAACCTTTCTTTTTTTCAATGGTGAGGTAAGAGCCTGTTTTGCTGCCCTTATAGAGAAGTTCGTAATCTCTGATGACAGCCGTTCCCACAATTCTTGCTGTGGGGCAGCGGTACTTCATCTGATGAACATTGAGGTTTGAACCGTAAGCAAGGTAATATTTTTTCATCTCAAATCTCCTTTTTGTAAATTCCGCTTTGCGGTAGTCACATATTAACTCTTTCAAAGGAAAAATGCAACCCGCTAAAACTACAAAATATACGATGTGAAATTTGTTCAGATTACACTTTGCAAAATCAGGGGCTGTGTGGGCTTATGTGACCGGGTTTGTATGGTGGGGAAACGATCCCACAAAAGCAACGTGGGCGGCTGTGTTGCCGTCCGTTGCCTGTGGAGAGCCTTTTCAGGCTCTGCCGAATCGGAAAGCGTTGTTATGTAAAGCTTTACATAATGCAGCTTATCGCAACTTCCGAGTTATGTAAAGTTAAAATGAGGAGAATGGAATAATCATCATTCTCCTCCAATCTACTTAGCATAATTTACTGCATTTTCATCCTAATGATTTTAACCAATCCAAAAGTGCATTATCTGAATTCCAGTCTGGTACATTGGGAGCTATTTCTTTATTAATTGACTCTAATGCCTTTCTTTTCATTTCAGAATCGGCTCTAGCATAAATATTTGTTGTTTCAATACTGCTGTGTCCAAGAATATCACGTATATAAACAATGTTCACTCCTGCTTGAAGAAGATGCATTGCCTTTGTATGTCGCATAACATGTGGGGTTATCTCTTGATTCTCAGAATATTTTTTCAAAATATATGTAATACCCATTCTTGTTAATGGTTCATGCCTACTATTCCAGAACAATGGAGCATCGAGCGATTCGTTTCCTGTGAGCTTGTTTTCGTTAATATACTCTGATATTAAATAAGCTGTTTTCTTCATTAAAGGAACTTGTCGTATTTTTCCGCCCTTTCCATGCAACGTCACAACAGGGTATTCATCTTTTCTAATATCTCGAACTCTAATATTTATTAATTCGCTGACTCTCGCACCGCTATCATACAATAATGTAAGAAGAACTAAATCTCTTCTTCCGCTAGACGTTTTTCTATCCGGCTTTGATAACAACATTGTCACTTCATCCATAGATAAATAACCTATCTGCGGTTTGACGTATTTTTTTCTTGGAATTGATATTATTTTTTGAAGCATAAATATGTTTTCCGGTGTTTCATACAGCAAAAATTTACAAAAAGCTTGTATTGCAGATAGTCTTTGATTTCGAGTGGCTATAGAATTACCACGTACATTTTCAAGCCAATCTAGAAATTGCACTATAATATTATCATCGAAATCTTTAATTGTGATTTTTTCAGGTTTCTTTTCTGATACGTCTTTGCAAAATACAAAAAACAATTTGAAAGTATCTGTATATGACTTGATTGTATTTCGGCTGATACCGCGCTGACCAGGGAGATATACTGTCAAGTATTTAGTCAGATTCAATGCAAAATCAGTTGGTTTCATCTGCAACCTCCACATCCGGTAAAACATCGAATTGTTCCTCTAAATGGCAAACAATATTCGGATACATATCTGCCGTTAATCGAAGATAGTTTTGTGAGGCGTTGACGCTGGTATGTCCTAAATATACGGATAAATACTTCAGCATTGAATTGACATCTTCTCCATTTTTTACAGCCTTTCTTAGGGTGTGTACGGCAAATGTATGTCGCAAGTCATGCAAACGCGGGCCTACTCCTTTGCCACCATGTGAGATTCCAGCTGCTTGTATTCTGTCACGAAAAATTGTATAAAGCCCACCTGTTGAATAGGAGTTTCCTTGTTGATTTGGAAAGAAAGGCGAATCTTGTCCTGCAAAAGTCAATACATCATCACTGTATTTTTTCATTCTTTTCAGCAAATCATCATGTACAGGAAGTAAACGTTCTTTTTCAAATTTTGTTCCCCTAATGAATATCGTACCTTGTATAAGGTCAGCGTCTTTTACTGTCAATCCAGTAGCTTCAGAAGCCCTAAGTCCACAACAGTATATCATTCGAAAGACAAGTGATACAATATGAGCTCTTTTTAAATGTGGCGATCTTGTGTTATCACAGGCAGTAAAGAATTTTGAGAGTTCTTCATCAGAAAAAATATAGGGTACAAAACTAGACTCTGGACATTTACTCTTCGGAGCTACGTATGCAATTATCTCATGATTGTTCAAATATACTGATAATTGTCGCACAGCATTTATTCGGTAATACTGGTTTGTTACCACTTCTTCGGGATTTAAATAGGCCCATTTTTCAAATGCTTCCTTTGTAACAGTTGAAACATTGGGATCCAACTCTTCTGCACATTTACAAAAACGTTTCAGTATTTTTTGCAGGTGAAGCGCTTTGTAACCAGATGCTTTCTTAAATTGGATGAAATCATCAATATGTTCCTTAAGTGGGCTGTTTTTGTTATGCATGATATACCTCCTCGGGACTTAATGCTATTCTTCTTAATTCTTGTGTTTCTACACTTAGGTATATGTCGACACTGGACATACCAACATGCCCAAGCATTTCTGCAATTGTCTCCAAGGGAATACCATTCTTCAAAAGATTAGTTGCAAATGTATGTCTAAGTGAATGCATTCCTCTTCTTGCTCTTTCGTGGAGATCAATTCCAGCAATTGTTCGATATCTGGATATCATACCATAAAGTGATGTTGTAGCAGCAAATGGAGCGACAGGAGTGCCGTGTGACAAAAAGATATTTGGAAATTCAGATTTTGGTCTGCCATTTTTAATATAGTCAATAATCGCCCATCCAATTTCATCTGATAATGGCAATACTAAATTTTTCTGTGTTTTCCTTTGGACTATACAAATTACTTTCTTTTCCCAATCAATATCACTAAATGTGAGTGCCTTGATATCGCTACATCTAAGTCCGAGCCTAACAGCAAGCAACAAAATTGCATAATCTCTTTTTCCTAGTGCACTTCCACGATCAACGCTATCGAGCATTTTGTTGATTTCATCTCCGCTCCATACGGAGGGAACTCTGGGACTGACAAGTTTGTTTACCGGTGGTATGGATGCAGATAAATCATCCTCAATAACACCAGTATCAAACAGAAACTTTGAAAAACGTTTCAAAGAAATTATTATGCAGTTGATGTATGCTTTACCTTTGTCAATATAGCATGAAAGATAATCAATGAAATCCTTTTCGCTAACATTCTCTATTTGTTTATTTTTTGCTTCTAACATTGTTAAAAAGCCTCTAACAGGTCCAGCATTACGTTTGGCTGACATTTCGGCATACCCGTTCTCTACTTGGTACTTTTCAAAATTTAAAAGTAACACTTCGTTTTCCATATTGAGAGGAATATAACGGATTTTCTTTCGAATAGTAAGAAACCCATGAAGAAAAATGTCATTCAACAAACCAATAGACCAATACGCATCCCGAACAGGAGTACTTACATCCTTCCATGACTTAAATTGTCTTGAAATAGGATAGAATATACTAAGCCATCGTTGACCTAGCTCAATGGAATACTTTGTTTTCCCTTGTGACAATGCGTACGTTTGAATCTCCTCAATCTTTGCATTTATAACCGAAATATTCGAAACTGTAAATTGAAACTTTCGTAGCTCATCAAATAGTAGCGGTACAATTTCAGTCCAAGGTTTATCTTCAATCACCATAAAAAATACCTCCGTAGTAACTTTGTTTTTAAGATTGTTACAACGGAAGTATAACTCAATTCTTTGATTATCTAATGTTGAAGGGCTGTCAAATGCCTCAATATCTGGTGATTTTTATGTGAGCTTTACATAACTCGGAAGTTGCGATAAGCAGCATCTCCTGAAAGGTTCTTGGTCAGAAAACTTCTCGCTGTGGAAAACTCCTCGCCAACCATTCCCAATCGAATCAGCCATGTTCGCATTGCGAATTTCGGATTTTCCGTTTGCTGTGGTTTCGGACTTGCTGTTTTCAGTTCTTTTGCCATTTCGGAAAGTGCAAGGCAAAGCTGAATGTAGCTTTTCAGCTGTCCTGCGTGAAGTCCGTTTTTCTTTCCGTTTGCAGGTTTGTCAAAGTTAAAGCATCTGAATTCAACTGTGCCTTTGGTAAAGGTTGCGTGAAAGTTCAGCATATGGTATCGGCTGTCATTGTAGTGTTGATTTCTTCCGTAATCCGCACCGTTTGCTCTGTACCAGATGTCGGCAAGCTGAGCCATGGTTCTCGGTTTTTTCTGATTCAGCTGTTCAATGAACTTTGGGTTTACCGTTCTGCAGTATCGGTTCATTCTGCTACTGTCGATTTTCAGGGCATCTGCGATCAGTTGTTCGTGGCTTGCCATCAGGTTGGCAAGATTTCTGAGGGTCTGTGGGGTATGTCCGTTTGCTCCGATGTGGATGTGAACCCCTGCCCCAATCCCTGCGTGGCTGATTGCTCCGGCTTTTCTGAGGATTCTCACCAGTTCCTGCAGGGGTTCGATGTCCTCGTATTTCAAAATCGGTGTGACCAGTTCGCATTTTTCGCTGTCTGTTCCGCTGATGCTTACGTCTCTCTGAAATTTCCATTCTCTGCCCTGTGCATCCCAAGCTGACCAGGTGCTGTATCCGTTTCGGCTTGCTGTGAATTCGTATCTGCCTGTTCCAAAGAAGTCTGCGGCAAGCTTTGCAGCTCGTTCTCTTGTGATGTGGTTCATCTCAATTTCAACTCCGATGGTCTGATTTTTCAGGTTTTCAATCTGTCTTTCTGTTTTAGCATTCATGGTATTTTCCTCCGTAATTTCGGTACTTTTTAAGGGGATGTCCCTTTCGTTGTATCACATATTACCGCATTACGGAGGGTATATCAAGCGGCTAAATCTACAGAAAAAGAGACTGTATATCCGCCAAAAGATTGTGTAATATACAGTCTTGATTAACTTGAATTTCTATGGTAACATACAGTACGATGGAATAGGTTCTGTCTTAATTTTCAGCTGCCACAACCTTGAAAGAATCCACTTCGGGAATCAGGGCAAGGGAGGAGCCATTCTGCCATTTCATGTGTATGGAACCCAGATCATCGATATGAGTGACCTCACCGATCGTTCCGGGAAGAATGGGATATTTTTCATCACGCATAGAAATCAGCTGTATCTTCGTTCCAACAGGATACTGTTTTCGGAGTTGTGCCAGATAGCTTTTATTCGGAAACTTCATTTGAATTACCCGCCTTTCTGAATGCAGAATTGCCTGTGAGATTGCGGAGGATTGCTTTTCTTGCCGCCTTAAATTCTGCCCCCACCATTCCCAGACGAATCAGGAAACACCGCATGGTGTATTTGGGATTATCGGAAGTATCCGGCTTGCGGTTGATGTGGCTCTGATTCTTTGCAAATTCGCAGAGCATGGAAATAAACGTGCAGTAGGCGTCTGCATCACCGTCTTGCTCTACTTTGAACCATGGGAATTCTACCTTTTCGTCAGATGAAATGATGTCCAATGAATCCGTCTGAAAAGCAGCCTGAAAAAGGGCAGCCTTGTTTTCGCAGATTTGTCGGAGATTGCTCAGTGTATGTTCATCGAAAAAGTCCGCAGGCATCTGAATCGTTAGCCTATTTTCTGTCGGAATATCGTATCCACGTTTTTTCAGTTCTTCCGTAAGATGTTCAGTTTCCTTGCTGTCAGCAGAATCGCTGATTTCAAGGTTGCCCTCTTTGGTGACAGTGTAATATTCCCCGATCTTGTAAGCACAAGTCGGCATAAATTGATATACTGCCTGAATGCCAATGATTTCGCTGATGGTATTCACCAGTGCTTTTCGTTTTTCTCCTGTGAGATGAAATGCAATCGTCATATGTTTGACCTCCTTTTCGGTAGTACACATGATAACTCGTTTCCTCACAGATATCAAGTGTGACATATGACAAACTTTCAGGCTGTATTCTGTGCATAATATGCTATCCCAGAAAGCACAAACCACGCATTTCCTAAATATATGCCGTTGCCCCACATCTTGTAGGCGGCACTATCGGAATACGGATCTTTCAGCCATTTTTCAAGTTGCTTTCGACTTTTTGGTTTACAGGTTTTTCCGACAGCCTTGTTGTAGGTTTCAAAAACATTCTGCCACCAACGAATCTGTTCTTCCGTTGGATTTTCAATGCCGATATCATCGCACCACCAAGTCGGCATACCCTGCAGCAACGCACATTCCTGCGGTGTCAGCCTCCGCACGATATATTCTGGAGCATTGACCAGCGGCGGATCTTTGTAATCTGATGCTACAAGTGTATTTGCTTTTTCTTTTTCAGCAACAGTATGATGTGAATTTTTGCTTGTGGAATAGACCGGATGAGCAATTCCGCCTGCACCTGATGCAACAAGTGTAGGTGAGGTTTCTTCTTCGATCTGAAAGCTGAATTTTGCATTGTATCCCTGATTCATGGCAGGTCTGCCAATTCCATAGACAACAGCATGATTTTCAGTACAATTGAGTGTGTACATTGTTTCCGATTCTTTATACCCGTTTCCGTGATGCGATGGACGTGAACCATTTCCCTCAACGACAACAATTCCGCCTTGATTTTTGCATGGAGACTGATTGCTTGTATCAATTGTTCTTGCAGTATCTGCCTCATAAAATCCGCTGTTGGGATTGTCGGAAAGCATGGAATTGCTGTATTTTCCGCAAATGCCGTATGCTTTATGAAAATGTTCCACCACAAACGGCTGGTTATTTCCGCCCGTTCCATAGCTGGCAGAAATCGTCTGAGCCACATCAAGCGGTCCTGTATATCGGGTATCCTGAGAATGATTCTCAAACATCAAACCTGTGCTTGTTTCTTCAGAGCAAGTTCCAAAACTTCCGGCAGTTTCTTTCCACGAACAGAAGCTCTGCGGAGAATACCCAGACAGGCTTTCGGACTCAAATAATATTTTTGAGGCACGTTCACCATCAAAATCTGCGACAAGATAGATTCTTGCTCTGCGTTGGGGCGTACCCCAGTATTGAGCATCGACTGTCCTGTATGCGAGAGAGAAACCATCTGCCAGGATTTCTCCTGCCTTTGTCCACTTTTCAGGTTTAGGGACAGATATGTCCGGGGTTTTGATTTTGCAGAGTTCTTCGAGGACGCATCGGAAGTCCTCGCCGCCATTGGAGGATAGGGCTCCGATGACGTTTTCCCACACTGCAAATCTTGGATATTTACCATTGGTTGCACACCTCATTTCCTTGATAATTCTGACTGCCTGAAAGAATAGTCCGGAACGTGCGGCATTCAAGCCCTGACGCTTTCCTGCGACACTTAGGTCGGTGCATGGTGAGCCAAAGGTGATAATATCCACAGGCTCTATTTCAGCACCGTTGATACAGTTGATGTCGCCCAGATGCTTTACAAACGGCAGCCGCCTTTCTGTAACAGCGATCGGGAACGGCTCTATCTCCGATTTCCAGACAGGCAGAATGCCGGAGAGTATTCCTGCCATTTCAAAAGTTCCGGAACCGGAAAACAAGCTGCCAAGGGTGAGAGGTTTATTCATCTGACACCTCCACATCCTTGTATTCGATTCTTTCGCCGTTACGCATCAGATACACATCGTCAGAGTTGCCATCATGGAGCTTGATGTATCTTTCCACTGCAACATCAACGAACTTTGGTTCCAGTTCAACACCAAAGCATACACGGTTTAATTGCTCACAGGCAATCAGGGTAGATGCACTGCCCAGAAATCCGTCAAGCACCATGCCGTTTGTTTGTGTACATTGTGAAATCAGGTAGGCGATCAATGGGACAGGTTTACTTGAAGGGTGTCCGCAGCCGTCTTCTTTTGAATTTTTGATACGGTCAAATTCAAATACGGTTTTCTGTTTCTGGTCACCATACCAGATATGCTTGCCGTCCTTACGCCAACCCCAGATGATCGGTTCATGAATGTATTTCCAGTCGGTGCGGGTGAGAACAAGGCGGTCTTTCTTCCAGACAAGTCCTGCACCCACCTTAAATCCTGCATCTTCATATGCATCATGAAATACACGAGCCTTTGACGTCGCATAAAACACATAAATGCTTGCATCTTTTGCCATGGATTCCCTGAATCTCTCAAATGCGGATTTCAGAAATTCATAGCCCTTTTCATCGTCAAGGTCATCGTTTTTGATTTTGCCGGATGTACTTTCCAGATTGACAAGATACGGCGGATCGGTACAAACCAGATTGACTTTTGTATCGTCCAAAAGTGCTGTATAGGTCTCAGGCAAAGTGGAATCTCCACAGATAACGGTGTGTTTTCCAAGATGCCAGATGTCGCCGGTTTTGGATTTGCAGGGCTTTTCCAGTTCTGCGTCTACATCGAAATTATCTTCTTTCGCTTCATCGCTGTCAATTGCAAAGAGGTCAGCGATTTCTTTTTCATCAAATCCGGTCAGACCAAGGTCAAAGCCGAGATTCTGCAATTCTTCCATTTCCACAGCAAGCAATTCTTCATCCCAGCCGGCGTCCAATGCCATACGATTGTCGGCAAGAATAAATGCTTTCTTCTGTGCTTCTGTCATGTGTTCTACAAATACACACGGAACCTCCGTCATGCCTTCGGCTTGGGCGGCTTCCAGTCTGCCGTGTCCGCACAGGACGTTATAATCCTTGTCGATTACCATAGGACTAACAAATCCGAATTCTCGCAGGGAAGAACGAAGTTTCAAGATTTGTTCTTTGTTGTGCGTTCTGGCGTTATTTGCATAAGGCACTAACTTGTTGATGTCAACAAGCTGAAATTCTGTAGTTGTGGTCATCGGTAATTCCTCCTCTGCTGGATTCTGAGCATTCCTTTTCGGGCAGCATCAATATTGCCTTTTACGGCTTGTCCTTTAATTGTGCGATACTGCTGTTTGGTCATATTGTTTCGATGCTGTTTTAACTCTCTCCAGAATTGAACATCTGCTTTCATAAATACTCACTTTCTGCTGCGGAGCAGCTTTTCCATCATATCCTCCTGTGGATTGCCTTGGAATTCCACAGAGCAGTTTTCACGGACTATCTGAAAAATCTGATTCCAGATTTGGTTTGCCTGTTTCATATAGTTCTGCGACATTGCCACATAGGGAGAGGCAATTGCCGCACCAGTTGTAGGATGTTTGGAAATATATCCGTACTTGGTAACGATCTGCTCGCAGTGAATCCAACGGGAAATGCTCATGGCATACTGTTCTACAAGCTGACGGCTGACGATTTTCTCACAGGAGCGTTCTTTCAGCCATTGATAAGTTTCTGTATACACATCATCTGCAAGGAGTTTTGTGCCGTCACGCTGTAATTCTTTCATGAAATCTCTGACAGGCGGTGTTTCAGCGGATTCTATATCTGCAGGCTGCATCATAACTTCAGCCGATTTTCCCTCAGCAATTTTTTCCGTGAGTGCCTTTCTTGGTCTGCCTGCACCCGGTCTTGCACCGCCTCGGTTAGTGCCGTCTCTTGCCATGATGCCATCACCTCCGAAAAATCAAAGAAATTCAAACAAAACTTAAAATCGGGCATGAAAAATGCCGACTGTAAAAGTCGGCAAAGTTAGATGTTATCAGTGTTTTTTCATATTTATATCTCTGAGGGGTCAATAGGGTGTTTGAATACCCATTTTTGTGCGTGAGAGGGGCCACCGGTCAATGTTTTGTCCATTTTTAGAGGTTTTTATACCCCCGTGGCTATTTTTCTCCTAAAAGTATAGTGTTTTTAGGAGAAAATCGAAATTAATAGGAGTAAACAGGTCTGCTGTCCTCATTGCCGGTCTTTTTATCATGGCACGGCTTACATAAGGCTTGCCAGTTGGATTCGTCCCACATCAAAACCGGGTTGCCACGGTGCGGAATGATATGGTCGACCACTGTTGCAGGAACATATCGTCCTTGCTGCAAGCAACGTACACACATTGGATGCTTGCGGAGATACGCTTTGCTAAGCCTCTGCCACTTGCTGTTGTAACCACGCTTTGCAGCTGACGGTCTGTCAGGCTGTTTGTGTTTCTCGCAGTATCTTTGTCCTGCATCAATAAGCTGTGGACAGCCAGGGTAACCACAAGGGTGTTTACTCTTCTTCGGCATTGCAACATTCCTCAAGATATTTGTCAAGTGACTTCAATGCTTCGCCGTGAAGATTCTTCACAAATCCTACGCTTGCTTTCAGCTTGTAAGCAATCTTATGCCAGCTGTAATCGAGGCAGTAGCGGTAATGGAGAAGCGTATACTGCATTGGATCATCAACGTTTAAGAGTTCATTTATCAGATGAACACGATGAATTGCGTAATCAGACGCCTCGTCCATAAGGTCAACGATAAGTTCCTCAACGGTTTCAATGGCATTCTGATTTGAGAGGTTGTTAATGGCGTTCTTCAGGTATTCCGCCTGTCCATAACATTCCTTGGTTTCGCTTTCAAGCTTCTGAATCGTTCTTAAATATTCTTTTGCTTTCATACTGTACCTCCATCAGGACATAAAAATAGCCACAGCAGATTTCTCTGCCATGGCTTTTTCGTTATCTTATTTTCCAGTTTATATTATAGCACATATTGAAAGTATCTTCAAGTCCCGTAAACTCCCACGAACTCCCAAATTTTAAAGTTTGGATAATGCACTGCTGTGAACCCTGTATCCAGCCGATTTACTATAGCCCATTTCATGAAATACTTCATTCCAACTCTTAAACTCAATATAACGTTTATACATCAGATCACGTTCATCTGGGTTATTCAGTTTTTGCAGTGCTTCAAGAAACGCTGATTTCAGTGCAGACAGTTCATCAAAAGCAGCATCTGCTTCTCTGTCAAGGTCAATAGCACGGTTGATACTCTCAGACATTCTATGCGGATTATGCGTTGCTGTTTTCGGCATATCGCTGAATGCAGGTGAGGAAGGAGAACTCTCACAAATGCGGATACTCTCTGCCTCACGTCTTTTTCTTTCAATTCGCCTGAGTAATATTTTTGCTTCTTTCATGTATTCTTTTGCTGTCACCCTGCACTCCTCCTTATCATCTGCATAAGTATTTTTCCATCACAATCCGAAAGGACATCAAACCAGCCGGAACAGAAGAACTTTTCCAGACTGACCCTTCCGTATTTGTCCTGATTCGTCAATGCGGCTCGATAATCCAGAACCGCACGTTCTACGATCGCCGCCGCTAATTCTTTGTAGCCATCATTCATCGCTCCTCCAATTCCGCCCTGACCGCTGACATCAAGGCTGTCTGTGCTTTATCTTTTTCCGTAAGTGCTTTCAGAATTTTCTCATCTACTGTGCCTTTGGTGACGATATGCTGTATCACCACAGTTTCAGATTGTTGTCCCTGCCGCCATAGTCTTGCATTGGTCTGTTGATAAAGTTCCAAACTCCAGGTCAGTCCAAACCACACTAAGAAGTTTCCTCCTGCCTGTAAGTTCAAACCGTGTCCGGCAGATGCAGGGTGAATCAATGCAACCTGCAATTTTCCGCTGTTCCAGTTTTTAATGCTTTGTGCCGACTTGATTTCCTGATAGAAGATTCCAAGTTTCCCAAGCCTTTCTGTAATTCTTGTTCTGTCATGCTTGAACCAGTAAGCCACCAGAACAGGTTTTCCGTTTGCAGATTCGATGATATCCTCCAGTGCATCAAGCTTTCGTCTGTGTATCGGAATGATATTGTTCTCATCATCGTAAATTGCACCGTTTGACATCTGACACAGCTTATTGCTTAAAGCCGCCGCATTTGCTGCTGTGATCTCAGTATCCTGAACCTCAAGAATCAATTCATCTTTCAGTTCTTTATACTTTTCTTTTTCGGTATCCGACATCTTCACCGCATATTTCGTAGAAACCAATTTCGGCATTTTGAGGTGATCAACCGCCTTCATGGAAACGGTAATGTCAGAAATCTTATCGTATATTCTTTCTTCCGCATCTGGAAGAGGCTTGTAGGAATACACAACATAGCCGTTCTGCTTGTCCGGTTTGAAGTATTCGTTTCGGTACTGCCCGATAAATCTTCCCAATCTTTCGCCCATATCCAGCAATTTGAACTCAGCGAATAAATCCATGAGTCCGTTGCTTGCAGGAGTTCCTGTCAATCCGACGATTCTTTTCACTTTTGGTCTGACTTTCATCAATGCCTTGAATCGTTTGCTTTGGTGATTCTTGAACGAACTCAACTCATCAATGACAAGCATATCGTAATCAAACTTTGTATTGCTGACAAGCCAGTCCACATTTTCACGATTGATGATGTAAATGTCGGCATCAGTATTCAGTGCTGACATTCGTTCTTCTGCTGTTCCAACCGCCACACTGTATCTCAGGTGCTTCAGATGATCCCATTTTTGCACTTCTGCCGACCATGTATCTCTTGCCACTCTCAGCGGTGCGATAATCAGAACTTTTCTGACTTCAAACAAATCATAGATCAGATTGTTAATGGCAGTCAGAGTTGTTATCGTCTTGCCAAGACCCATATCAAGCAGAAGTGCTGCTGTCTTATGTTCCTCTATGAACTTAACTGCATATTCCTGATAATCATGAAGCTTCATTGCTCATCACCTCTTTTATAATTTTGTCAATGTCCTCTAAGGCATCCAGGACGTAAACCTGAAAGCCTAACCGCCTCAGAAGCTTATGTCTCGAAAGCTGCAATTTTCTCGGCTTTTCTCCAGGTGCTTTTACCTCCACAAAAGCAATGTGTCCTTTCGGCATCAATACGATGCGATCGGGAACTCCTGCCGTTCCGGGTGACGTAAATTTCCAGCAGACTCCGCCTTTCTGCCTGACTGCTTTAATCAATTTCTGTTCTATCTTTTTTTCTTCCATACCAAACTCCTAAGGTGACAACTTGACAAAAAATCCCTATACGCGCGTATACGCATACGCACACACGGCTTTCTTTTATAAAATAGATTATTATTTGTACTATATAGAAAAAGTTGTACCAGTTGTCACCGACTGTCTTATTTTTCTCTTGAATACGAGATAATTTGGTGTGACATCTTCAAGTGTGACAACCTTAAATGGCTTGTCACGACTTTTTGATATATACTCTCTGCTGTCCGTAAATGGTGAGTCTTTTTCGCATATCTGTTTTCTCCCATGATGTGAGGCGTGCCATAATTGCACTGATGGCATAACTGTCAGAAGGCTTGAAATCCTCTTTTGGTTTTCCAAAGCACTCACACCAGATCTCGATGTTGGATACTGTTGTTCTCTGCACCATTCCCACAGGACGTGTCACGTCATTTGGATCACTGATATAGTTCTTTCTCTGATAAATATCCATGCTGTCCCAATCGGCAGGAAGAAGTGTATCCAGATAAGTCATGACGAGTCCCTCACGGTCATCTTGTTCCATAGCGGCAGACTGTTCTTCCTTTGCATAAGTTTCAAGCTTGTTTGAAAGATAAAGAGATTCACCTTCTTTGGTATACACAAGTGCTTCTGCCCACATCATATCTACATCATACTGTGTCAGATCCCAAGGTTTCCATCTGCCTGTACCGGGTGTCTTTACTGTCCAGAAACGGCGGTTTCCGGTGACATCACGCAGAAATCCTGTTTCTGAATTCGTTGTGCCAAAGAACACACATTGTCTTGGGTGCGGTGTAACACGTCTGCCAAAAGAAGCACGATATTTATCATCCTGACGGGAAATAAATGCTTTCACTTTATCAATATCCGCCTTTTTCATTCCCGCAAGTTCTCCGATTTCCATGATCCAATATCCCTGAAGCTTTTCAGCAGCGGTCTTGTCATTCATATCAGAGAGATTCAAACTGTCAGAATACCATTCGCCGCCAAGTCTGGAAATAAAGGTGGATTTTCCGATACCCTGCGGACCATTCAGAACCAGAATGTTATCAAATTTAATGCCCGGTACATAAACTCGCTTGATCGCTGCACACAGGATCTTTCGGGAGATCGCACGTACATAAGCATTATCTTCAGCACCAAAATAATCGATCAGCATTGTGTCAATACGTTCCACACCGTCCCAGGCAGACAGGCTGTTAAAATACTCCTTGATCGGGTGATAGGAACGGTCATCTGTCGCCTTAGCCACTGCAATATCATAGTTTCGTGCTGAAAATGTACCATAGTTTGCATCCACATAGCAGATCAGCTGTGCATCATCTGCATCTCGCCAGAATCTGGCGGGATGTTTCCATGGTACTTCTCCACGGATCTCAAGACCGTCTGCAAGCTGATTGAATACAATATTCTTCATATAGGCATCGTGTTCCATGATCAGACGGATATTGTGCAGATTATTCAGAAGTACTCCAGACTTATTCATTTGCAGATTTTCCATCCAATCGTCATCCTCTGAAAAATCAGATTCAGCAGATTGCAGACGTTCTGTTGTTGCTAATTTTCTGACAGATGGAATCTGCATTGCAAAATCGCACATTGCCTTGAAAGAGCTTTTATCATCCATTGTACCAAACTTGTGGATACGGACGATATCAAAGGCATTACACAGTTTCAGGTATGCCGGATCTTTGGCATGGTGGGAATATACAAATTTATCCTCCTTGATCTCCACCCCTGCCATACTGTTTGAAGCGATAAAATGCCAGCGGTTATCGTTGCTTGTAGGTTCATATACATCAGATAGAAATTCTGTCAGTGCAAGCGAGATCGGGTAGAATGCACGATTGAATAGTCCTACTGCACCTTCCTTTGTCAGAGGATCTTGTGCCTTCTGCTGTGTGATCTGATTTGCTTTGCTTTCACGGGAAGATGTCGGAAGTCTGGTAGGATCCTGCCATTCAGGATGTACTGACAATATATCGTCCGGATCAAGCCAGCCTTTCTCTGCTTCTTTGAAGATATATGTACCATTCTGCGGACAGGACGGCCAGTACATCAGCTGATTCGGCTGATAGGAACATTCGTCAAAATAGTCGATACCCAGAATCTGTGCTAAATATCTTGCGACTGCCACATATTCCTCTGAGGTAATATCTCTTGTGAGAGGGAAAACAATGCGGACTCTCGGGTTGTCTGGAGTATGGCTGTGTGTGGTATAAAGGCAAGCGGTATACGGTGTGATTGACTCAAAGCAATCAAGGAACTGTGTGCTGATCTTATCACCGTCCAACGCAATCAGGGAACGGCAGTCCACACAATCAATGCGGCGTAAACCTCCTTTTAATGCTCCACCCACAAAACCGCCATGGTCTTTAGCAGCATCACGCTGTGCCTTATTCATTTTTGCATACTCTTCCATCGTTTCCGTTGTACGAATTGGTGTACGCAGACGGTTTTTCAAATCATCATAGCAAATGGTTTTATTCGACCATTTCTTCGCATTTCTGCTGTTGCCATAGGCAACCTTTAAGTTTCTCATTTCTTTTCCTCCAGTTCTTCGGTAAAATATCGGATCTTCATATGTTTCCTTTCCGCACGTTCAATTTCAGCTTTCATGCCTGCGGAAATCGTATCTCCGAACACCCACAACTCCACACACTTGCTCATCAGCACAAAGTTCATGAACACTGCTGTTTCATGTTCTTCAGAAATCGTGTCGTCCATAAACTGGGTAAAATAGATGTGAGGGGTGATCGGAAGATAATGCTTGTCCACGGCAAAACGGCTGTATTTCCGTGCTTTTTCAATATTGGTGTTGATACAGCCGTGAGAATATGGGGAGCAGATATAGACGATTGGTCGGAAGGCAGCAGCTCTCGCTGCGTCTCTTTCTTCCCTCTCGATTCTGGTGAATGCTTCATATTCTGTAGGGCTGTAGTATCTTTCGCTGTTATATCGGCTTGCCATATTTTCCTCCTAATCTTTTTTATAAAATTCGCATTCATATCCGTCAGCACGAAGAATCAAATCTTCTGCCCATTTTGGTGTTCTTGCCATCTGCTGACAAACTTCTTCAAGTGACATATCCTTTGACGCTTCAATAATCATTTCATCGTGTACATGAGCAACAATGAAACACTGGGAGAGTGTCTGCATAGAGTACATCAGCAGATCTCTTGCAATTGACTGACAGATGTTTTCCGTAAGCTTTCCGCCAAATGTTTCGAGCCTGTCCCATTTCTTCTGAGCGTTAATGCCCATATATGTAACAGATTCACCGCCGAACTGGTTTTCTCCGATGCGAGGCTTTGCATAGGCAAGGCGTCTGCCGCTTGGAAGTTTAATAAACAAGAATCCTGCCTCATAGGACATTTTCAGTCCATGGGTTTCTGTAGTTGTTTTTTCCCTTATTGCCTTTTTGACGGCTCTGTCTACCGCCCACCAAAGTTCTGTGATATGCGGTGAAGCCTCACGCCAGTCAGTTACAATTTGTTTCAGTTCCGCATCGGATAAGCCGAGAGAATCTGCTCCCATAGCCTTCATAGCACCGATTGATCCGCCGTAGCCACAGTTGTGGACGAGTTTTCCTGATACGGTAAAACGATGATGTCTTCCGGCATTTTTCAGATCGTAGACACGAGAAGTACCTTTCACAATGATGGGATCAGCAGATATTTCTTCGCATTTAAAAACGTGATCTGTCCAGGAATATGGCTGAGTTTTGACCCCGTCTCCTGTTTTTACAAGCTGAGAACCGCTTACAGCAGCAATTCCAAAAGGAACAGGTGTTATTCTTCCATCAATCCAAACAAGATGGTCGGGTGTTGCTGTAAGTCCATCATAGGTGATAACTCTGCGTTCACCTCTGCATATGACACCTTCGTGTGATACCCACTTAATACCGTCCCAAACCTTATCCCAAACAGAGATTTTTTCTATCGGAATAAGTCCGTGATTCGTAAGAACAAGCTGTCCCTCTGCAATGCAGGCAAGTTCTGCCACCTTGCCTTTCTGCCTTAAATGCCCGTTCTCGCCGTGTTTGACAACAGGCACACCGAACATTTTTGATGCTGACGCACAGTAAATGTCCTCACCGTTTGCAAATGCCTTCATTCGCCATTCTTCACCTGCAAGCCAGGCGATGACACGTGCTTCAATAGCAGAGAAGTCAGCAACGATAAACTTCATATTCGGTCTTGGAATAAAAGCGGTACGGATAAGCTGAGAGAGCGTGTCTGGCACATCATCATACAGCATCTGTACATTTTCAAAAGAACTACACTTTACAAGTTCTCGTGCCTCCATTAAATCGGGGATATGATTCTGCGGAAGATTCTGAATTTGAATAATATTTGAACAAAACCGCCCTGTGCGTGATGCCCCATAAAAACTAAACATTCCACGAACCCTCTTATCTTCGCATTTTGCGATTTTCATTGCCTGATACTTTTTCACCGATGATTTGGAAAGCTGTAAACGCATTTCAAGCACGGATTTCACAGGCTCTTTTGCCGTTTTGATGAGTTCCTGCACCTGTGCTTTGCCGAGAGAATCCGACTTATACCCCTGCGTTTCAAGCCAGTCCAGCAACTGATATACAGAATTCGGATTTTCTACGCCTGTCAGCTTTTGCATTTTGGCAGTTAGTTTTGATTTTGCTTCTGCATCAAGGTTAATCGCCTTATCTGCAAGCTGCATATCGACCAGAATCCCACGGTCGTTGATTTCCTGATCCAGATAGAATTCCTGCCAGATAAAATCGGGAACAGGAAAGCGTGACAGTTTTCTGTCAATTTCCAGTTCAGCTTCCACATCACGTTTGTTGTACGCTTTAAAAATCTCCCATTTCTCAGGATAATCTTTCGGATTATGAAACTGTGGTACACCGTCAATCGTGTCATAAGGCGTACAAAAGAATTTGATGAGAGCCTTGCCCTCTGTCATTTTCTGCTGTTCAATTCCAAGCACTTTTCCCACCTCTGCAAGTGATGACGGCAGTCCAAGTGTTCTTGCATGAATCATAGAGCAGTGCCAATTTTCAGGGCTGAGATAATCGCCAACAGTATCTTCGGAAATGCTGTAACTTTGGAAATATTGAGGATCGTTCTCACGCAGATATTTTGATAAACATACTCGTTCAAAGTTACAGTTAAATGCTCTCTTGATGATTGTTTCATCGGCAAATGCAGCGAGAACATTTTCGGGAATTTCTTCACCGTTTGCTGTATCCACTACCTGAACAGGCTGTCCGTCTATGGAATAGGCAAACAGCAGAATATCAAAATATGGGGTATCTGTGTAGGCGTAGACACCGCATTTTGATATGTCCTTATCGGATCTTGTTTCTATATCGATTGTATACAAAATAATTTCCTTTCTTTTTCTCTTGACACCATATATGGTGTCGTGGTATAATATACTTTGTAAGGAGGAATCCTATGTCTAAGTTTGATAAGCTATTGGAACGCATTACTTCGTTGTCAAAGGATATGTGTTTTGATGAACTGCGAAAGGTTCTTGAAAGTTATGGTTATACTATGTGTTCGCCCAAAGGCAGCAGCCATTACACATTCAGAAAACCAGGCAAGATGCCAATCACCATTTCCAAGCATGAACCGATCAAAAAGGTATACGTCCAGATGGTCAAAGAAGTGATTGAAAATGGAGAGGAGTGACCACTATGAAAACACTTGATGCATATATGAAATTGCCGTATAAAATGGAAATTGTACCGGATACAGAGGAAGGCGGATACGTTGTATCTTTTCCTGAATTGCCAGGCTGCCTGACTTGTGCCGACACTTTGGAACAGGCGGTCATCAACGGAGAAGATGCAAAAAGAGAATGGATCACTGCTGCAATGGAAGAGGGAATCGACATTCCCGAACCTGTCAGTCTTGACGATTATTCAGGGCAGTTTAAACTTCGCATTCCAAAATCTCTGCATCACGCCTTGGCAACACACGCAAAAGAAGAGGGCATCAGCATGAATCAATATTGCGTTTATTTGCTGACCAAAAACGATACCCTCTCACACGCTTGATCTTATCCCGTCAGAAATGACGGGATTTTTTATTTACCCACCCAGCTTTTCAGCCAAACGCCCACCCGTCTGAATCTATCTGTAGTTCTGCTCAAAAATGAGCAAAACTACAATATTTTTAAAAGATCTCTTTTGGACAAATTTGTCCAAAAGTCCTGTTAGTCAAGAAAATCCTCATCATCAGCGAAGTCTTCTTCCGCACTACTGTGTCCGCCGAGGGGATCACCGTCACGGAGTTTCTGGACATTCTGTAATCCGCAGGCAATGCCACGGGAAGTCTTGGTATTGAATGCATAAAATGTGATGCTTGCTCTGCCGTAAATGCCGCTGTAGATCTCGCTGTGTGTCAGAATCTGCTGACGGTCTGCATCAACAATACCCGGAGCAGTGATTGAGTTTGCATTAACGAAATAGCTGTTTGCATAGGCTTCATCGTCCGGTCTGTCGGTATCTCCGTCACGAAGCGGTGTTTTGATAGAACTGAGAGAAGGGACAGATTTTCCGTTGCTAAGCTTGCTTTTGCCCTCTTCATAAGCCGCTTCAATCGCTGCCTTGATCTTTGCGATAGTCTTGGTGTCAGACTTCGGAATGATGAGGGAAACGCTGTACTTAGGTTTACTGTTTTCGTCCATTGCCTTAGCCTCCCAGAGATTTGCGTAGCTGAATCTGCATTCGCCTGTGACTACCTTTGTTGGATTTACATATTTCTTTGCCATGATTTATTCCTCCTGAAAATCGTTTTCTGCCGCACTCCATTCCTTCCGCTTATCGGAAACAGGAACAAGAGTTGGTTTTCCTTGTGGTTTGTATACATATTTGCTGAGAAGTTCTTCAAATTTCTTCTTGCCTCCCAGCAGCTTGGTCATTTCCGTAATACCGAGAATTTTTGGTTCACTGTACGGGTCTTTTCCTGCCTTTTTTACAACAGCCGCAGCCATTTTTTCATCGGTATACTTGCGGTTTGACCTGCCCTCAACGACCTTATAGCCATTCCACTTTCTGCCTTTTAAGGCTTCGGAAAGGGCATATTCCTTGACATCTGCTGCCCACGCTGTAAGGCTGTCTGCTCTTTCAAGGATCATTGCAATTTCGATGTCCTGAAGCATATCCGGCGGTGCAAAGTCATATTTTGCAATTGCCAGATTGTATTCCGCACGTTTGCGGCAGGCAGCTTTCACCTTACAGAATCTGCAATGTTCTCCTGCACAGAATTCTCCTTCACCCTTGGCGGCAAGTTCTGCCTTGGGTTTCAGTTCATTTTCTGCCCAGTCCAATAAATCGGATACCGACATGGAAAATTCACTGATATTCTCGATTCTTGGCTGAAAGATCACCATTTGGATTTCGATGATGTCATACAGAATGCTGAACATTTCCAAAGCACCAAGTGCGTAGAGCATCATCTGCGGATTATGTTCTGCCTCAACTGCAACGCCTTTTCCGTATTTGAAATCGATGACAGTTAAGACATCATCAGCAACGATGATGCAGTCACCTGTACCGAATCCGTCAGGAACATAACGGCTGAAATCCAGACGTTGTTCCACCATTACGATGGGATTGCTGTATTTACTGATAACTTCTGAAATGTACTGAGCATAGCTGTCGGTGCAATCCTCCATCTCCTGATCATAATAGTCAAGATTTTCTGTGGGGTTGTCCGTCCTGATGCCAAGCAGCTGATTTACTTTGAATTCTGCGAGTTCGTGAGCACAAGTGCCTTCACGGGCATATTCTGTTGTTACGTCAGGGATTTCAGCATTCAGTTTTGCAGACGGCGTACAATTCAGCCAGCGGAAACTTGCTGAGGCAGATAAAATAGCGTGGGCTCTTTGGTTATGCCTTGCTGCCAAGTGCCTCAGCCTCCTTCATCAGTGCAGGAAATTCCGCATCATCGACCGCTGACAGCCTTTCCGCCCCATGCTTCTTAAGCAATGCCTTAACTTCGTCTGAAAATCCAAGGCGTGTCAGTTCTGCAAGTTTTGCTCTGACTGCCGAACGATCAACAGGCTTTTCTTCCTGCACAGGTTCTGGTTGCTTTGGTGGGTCAGATTCTGTGCAGATCTCCTCAAATGTGTTGATGTACTCTGATGTCATTTTTTCTGTCAGCTTTTGCATTGTGACATTCAGAGCATTCAGCGTGTTGATAAGTTGCATGATTGGTTCCATTTGATTTTCCCTCCTTTGCTCGTTGTACAAGAATTGTCATGTTTCTTGCCAGTCGTTCGGATACCACACTAATTGCAAACAAAAGTGCGATAAGTTCTTTCTGCTTGTCCATAGGTTTACCTCCCTTCACTATACATAGGACAGATATTTTTGTTTTGAGTACCATTTTCAGAAAAAATCTTTCAAATAATTTTTCAGAAGCTCAAAAAGTGCCTTTTTACGTTTATTTACGCCTTTCTGAGAAAGATTAACCTTGGTGGCAATTTCACGTTCAGATGCCCCGTTACTGAACATTTTAATGATAGTTTGATCCTCGTCACAAAGTTCTCCGACTCTCTCCCATAAAGCTTTCAATAGTTCTGCGTCCTCAACAATTGCATCGGGTTTTTCACTTGTAGCTTCAAGATTTAATCCGCCGTCTTCTTCTGCGGCTTCAATGGAAAGCATTGCATTTTCATTGCGGTGTTCACAAGAAGCACAGTTTCCTGTACAGCGTACAATTTTTCCTTTTCCATTTGGAATCCAGCATCTGTCTTCTCTTTCAAGTGCTTTTTCTTCTCTCCAGACAGAACGCATATATTCGTCATAGATTTCTTTGTTTTCCACTTCAGAAAAATAGACTTCTGTTACGACACCATTGCGTATGATCTTCTTGATCATATCCGGTGTGATCCTGATGATCTCGCCATTTACAGTTGCATAGATCTCGTTCTCTCTGACATACGCTTTTGTCATTTCAATTGGCACATAATACATAAAAAATTCCTCCGTTTTCTTTTGAACGGAGGAATCCTGGCTGCAAATGGGTATAGCAAAGCTGACCGCATTCCGGACGGAGATTTCTCCGTTCTGATATGCAGCCACCAGCTTGAAAGGCAGCCGTGTTATTTACTTGTAGTCAACATACACCTTCAAGCCACCAATGATCAGTTGGTGAAGTGGATATTGATAAGCAGTTTAATGTCGTGCTTGGGACGGGTTCTACTATATATAACGATTGAAAAAAAATATCCTTTCTATATAAAGACAGAAAAGTCAATATCCCCTACAAAATACATAGAACACGATATAAAAGAAAAACATATATTTCTAATATTGTTATGGAAAGCAAAATCTATTTTGACGAAAATAGAAGTATAGCTTCACAAGCACATAAAAAAGCCGAGCCATCACATAGGCATAGTTATCCTATACCCATAATGATGACTCGGCTGTTTGTTCTCGATAGCTTGTACGGAACGGTTAGCTCGAAAGCCATTTTATTTGATTATCCGGAAATATACGGTTCATGAATCTCACATTCGGATTACGACTCGGCTTATTTCCCGGATTGCATTGCGGCGGTTATCTGAATCAGTATTGCTGATAAAGGAACTTTTTCTTTTCCTTCTTTATTTTGGATCTCCACGATCCATTCACGATTGTCTTCTTCCTTGATAAGGTCAAAAAGTCTTGGTTTGACTTTCTTTTGACTGTTGATGTTACGAATGCTTATTCTTTGCATATGAACTCCTTTCAAGAAATTTATTTCTTATACAGATCAGCCTCCTCTAAAATAAATAGAACCTTTTTTCTTAAAAATACTTGACATTTTGATAAGTATATAGTATAATAATATTGAAATTAGAACGTTCGTTCGCATATTATTATACAACTGTTTTCTACGTTTGTCAATAGGAAAATGGAAAATATTTTCTTATAGTGGAAAAACATTACTGAAAGTAGGTAATATTATGGAGTTACAAGGGAATAATTTTGGCGAACGCCTTTTGGAGGCAAGAAAAGCAAAAAAGCTGACCCGTGAAAAGCTTGCGGGACTTGCGAATATTTCTTCTAAAACAATAGCCAACTATGAATCCGGGGAACGATACCCGACAGTCGATATTGCTTCAAGACTTGCGGCTGCACTTGGTGTTTCTGTGGCAAATCTCATTGGAGAAGAAGGAAGTATCATCGAAAAAGCAAGAGAGGAATATGGCAGCAGAGGAGTACGTGACCTGCGTGAACTGATTGACGATGTTTCAGGCTTGTTTGCCGGTGGTGAATTGCCGGAAGAAGATAAGGACGCTTTGATGAGAGCATTCACGGATGCATATTTTACAGCAAAAGAGAAAAACAGCCGTTTTACGCCTAAGAAATATAGAAAAGACTGATCTCATCGATGGGAGGTTTTATATGCCAACTGTGCTACAGATAGCAAAAGATGCCGAAAAACTTGTAAAAAAATATAACAGCCGTGACCCGTTCGTGATTGCAGATGCTCTCGGAATAAATATCATGCCCCTGGAATCGGTAAAACTGGCGGCTTGTTACAGATATATAAAAAGAAATCACTTTATTTTTCTGAGTGAAAACCTTTGTGAGGAAGATGCATATAATGCACTGTGTCACGAATTAGGACACTATATTTATCACAAATCTCTTGCCAAAGGCAAGCAAGGACTTCTTGAGTTTTCGCTTTACAATATGACCTGTAAGGTGGAACGTGAAGCAAATCTCTTCGGTGCTGCTCTGCGTATTGATGACGGAGAACTGCTCGATCTTATTCATACTTATGGTTATACGATTCAGCAATGTGCCAGGGAACTTGGCACAAATGAAGCTTATGTTGCTCTGAAATGCGATATTTTGATAGAACAGGGCCATGAACTTTATCCACAGGAGTATGACAGAAATTTTTGGAATAGATAAAATGAGCCGATATACTGGGTAGTATGTCGGCTTGTTTTGATTTGTACTGTTTTTGGAGTTTATACAAAGATTCCTGTCAAATCACTTGATTATTTTGTGGGATTGTGATATAATAAATTGGTAACATATAAAAAACGTGTTCAGATGTTAAACTTTTGAATATCTGATGTGGTATAATATAAAAAGAATGTAACTTAGACATACCACATAATTTGGAGGATTTTCATGATTACAGGAGTTATAAAAAATAAAATCGATAAAATATGGACGGATATCTGGGCAGGCGGTATTACCAATCCGCTGACCGTTATTGAACAGCTGACCTATCTGATGTTCATTCGTTCTTTGGACGAAAAAGAAATTGAAACAGAAGAATTTGCACATTCCATGGGAATGGAAGCAGACGAAGCTGACCTGATTTTCCCACAGTCGGCAGTGGGGCAATCTATGCGTTGGAGCAAATTCAAGGACAGGGATTCCCGTGAGATTTTTGAGATCATCTCACAGCGGGTATTTCCGGCTGTCAAGAAGATGAAATATGGCAAGCTGCCGGACTTCGACGAAAACGGCGAACTGATTGAAATTGAAGAGGATACAGAAAGCGGAAACAGCCAGACTGCATTCTCCAAGTATATGGACAGTGCTGTTTTCCTGATTCCGAACGCACAGATCTTGCAGAAAATTATCACCGGTCTGGACGACTTATATATTCATGACATCGCCGATCTGGATATGCAGGGCGATTTGTACGAGTATATGCTGGGAAAACTCAGCACCGCCGGTCAGAACGGACAGTTCCGCACGCCGAAACATATCCGTGAGATGATGGTGGAACTGGTCGCACCGACACCGGACGACATCATCTGTGATCCGGCTTGTGGTACAGCCGGCTTTCTGGTTTCCTCAGCAGAATATATTCGCAGACATTACGAAAATACGATGACAGACGAACAGTGGGAAAACTTCGCAAACAAGACGTTTTCCGGCTATGACACGGATTATACCATGCTTCGCATTGCTGCCATGAACCTGATGCTGCATTCAATCACAAATCCGGATATTGACTATAAAGACAGCGTTTCCAAGCAGAATAATGTCAGCAACAAATATACGGTCTGCCTTGCAAATCCGCCGTTTAAGGGGACAGTCGATGCGGAAAGTATCCACGACAATCTGAAAGCCGTTACCAATACAAAAAAGACGGAACTGTTGTTCCTTGCTCTGTTCCTGCGTCTGATGCAGAAAGGCGGACGCTGTGCCTGCATCGTTCCGGACGGGGTATTGTTCGGTTCAAGCAAGGCTCATAAGTCTATCAGAAAGGAACTGATCGAAAATCACCAGCTAAAAGCAGTTATTTCTATGCCGAGTGGTGTATTCAAGCCATATGCGGGAGTTTCGACAGCGGTTCTGGTATTTGTCAAGACGGAAGCAGGCGGAACGGAAAACGTCTGGTTCTACGATATGAAAGCGGACGGTTTCAGTCTGGACGACAAGCGTTCGGAGATCGCAGAAAACGACATTCCCGATATTATCGCACGTTTTCACAATCTGGACGGCGAAACGAACAGGGAACGCACTGAACAGAGTTTCTTTGTGCCAAAACAGGAAATTGTGGACAATGATTATGACCTTTCGATCAATAAATACAAGAAAACGGAATATGTTGCCGTGGAATATCCGCCGACCAGTGAAATTATGGTGGAAATTGAAGATCTGAACAAAGTGATCGAAACAGAACTCAGCGAACTGAAAAAGATGCTGAATGTGTGAAAATAAAAGGAAAGGAAAAGCAGATACATAAATTTGTGTTTGTAGGGTTGTAATGGAACATAAAAAGCTTGGAGATATTGCCACTTATGTGAATGGTTATGCTTTTAAACCAGAAGACAGAGGAACAAAGGGACTTCCAATTATAAGAATACAAGATTTAACAGGAAATTCTTATGACTTGGGATTCTATAATGGAGAATACCCTAAAAAAATTGAACTGAATAATGGAGATATTTTGATTTCTTGGTCTGCAAGCCTTGGCGTGTATGAATGGAATAGAGGAAAAGCATTATTAAATCAACATATTTTCAAAGCTGTATTTGATAAATTAGATGTAAATAAAAAATATTTTGTATTTGCAGTAAAATATAATCTTAAAGAAATGGAAAAGAGGACACATGGTGCAACAATGAAGCATATTACCAAAAAAGATTTTGATAATGTGCTTGTTCCATTTCCACCACTTAATAAACAACAAGAAATCGCTGCCACCCTCGACAAACTCCAATCAATAATAACCCATCGCCGCACCCAGCTTGAAAAGCTTGACTTGCTTGTAAAAGCCCGATTTGTCGAGATGTTTGGGGAGCCAATACTTAATGAAAAAGGTTGGAATATGGTAACAATAGGGGATAT